ACCGATCATGGCAATATGAATGGATTTGCTTATCAGGTTCAACACGCTCAAAAAATGATGAAAGAAGGCAAAGACTTCAAACCTATCTTTGGTGTCGAGGCTTACTTCCTACCCAGCATTGAAGAGTGGCGACAAGAGCTAGAGCGCGTCAAAGAAGACAAGAAGGCAAAGAAGTCTATTGACAAGTCTGCCTCTGGAACAACTGTTGAAGACGAAGGTAACAAACGAGAAGTCAAAAACCTTCTTAATCGTCGTCGCCATCTTATCCTAGTAGCGCAGAATCAGAAAGGTCTAAACAATATCTTTTCTTTGGTGTCAAAGTCTTACAGAGAAGAAAACTTTTATCGTTTCCCTCGTATTGACTATGCTATGCTCAAAGAACACAACGAAGGTGTAATCGCTGCGTCAGCCTGTCTTGGTGGTGTATACGCTGGAAACTTCTGGGAAAACCGTGAAGAAGGCGAAGAAGCCGTACTTAACGCTATGCGCGACACAACCAGGAACATGGTTGATATCTTTGGCGATCGCTGGTATGGCGAACTTCAATGGAACAATGTGCCAGAACAGCACCAACTAAACCGTCTAATTGTAAAAGTTTGTAACGAATTTGGCGTCGAATTAATTTCTACGGCTGATAGTCACTATCCAAACAGAACGGCTTGGAAAGATCGAGAACTTTACAAAAGATTAGGTTGGTTGAGCAGGGGTATGCCGAAGTGGGCAACAAACACAGAACTTCCAGAGGGTGTCGAAGAGATCGGTTATGAACTGTTCCCAAAGAATGGCGACCAAATGTGGGAGGCATATAAAGAATATTCTCAAAAAGCAGGAGTAGAATACAATGATAATCTTATCCGTGAATCTATTGAAAGAACGCATCAAATCGCTCACCAGCGTATTGAAAAGTTTATGCCCGACAATACCGTTAGGCTTCCAAACTTTGTTGTTCCCGCTGGGCAGACTCCCGATAGAGCCCTTGTCGCTGCTTGTGTGGATGGGCTTAGAGGGCTTGGCTTAACAAACAACCCAGAGTATGTTGAAAGATTAAAAGAAGAGATGAATGTAATCAGCGAGCGAGGTTTTAGCAAATATTTCCTTACAATGAAGTCTATCGCTGACAAAGCAACAGAAGTTCAGCTTACAGGCGCCGGTCGAGGTTCGGCTGCAGGTTCATTGGTTGCTTATGCCCTTGGTATCACACAAGTTGATCCTATCAAATATAATCTTCTATTCTCTCGTTTTATGACGAAAGATTCAAAAGATTATCCTGATATCGATTATGATGTGTCGAATCCAATGGAACTAAAAGAAATGCTGATTGATGAGTGGGGTGGCAACACAGTTGTGCCTATCTCTAACTTTAACAAGCTACAGTTACGCTCTCTTATCAAAGATATAGCAAAGTTCTATGAGGTTCCATTTACAGAGTCTAATGCTGTTACTTCTAAAATGCTAGCTGAAGCAACGCCCATTGCTAAAAAGAAACATGGCATTAAAGCAGGTATTTATGCGCCTACATTTGAAGAGGTAATGGAATATTCTGATTCCCTCAAAGCGTTTCTTCGAAAGTATCCAAAGATAAAGACACACGTAGAGGCACTTGTCGGTGAGGTTCGTTCTGTATCTCGCCATGCTGGTGGTGTTGTTATTGGCGAAGAGTTGGATAAATACATGCCGCTTATCAACTCCGGCGGCGTAACTCAAACTCCTTGGTCCGAAGGTCAGCATGTTCGTCAGCTAGAACCGATGGGCTTTATTAAATTTGATATCCTTGGTCTTTCTACTCTGAAAATGATTGAGGGTGCTGTGTATCATATCCTGAAGAAACAAGGAAATCCAGATCCTACTTTCGAGGACATTAAAAAGTTTTATGATAAGAACTTACATCCAGAAAGTATAAATCTAAAAGATAAGAAAGTCTATGAGAATGTCTTTTGGAAAGGCAAGTGGGCAGGTATATTTCAGTTTGCTGAAAAAGGCGCACAGAACTTTTGTAGAAGAGCAAAGCCGAAAAACATTATTGATATTGCTTCTATCACTTCTATCTATCGTCCTGGTCCATTATCAGCCAACGTTCACGAAGATTTTGTAGAAGCAAAAGAAAACCCAAGAGGTGTTCGTTACGGGCATGATATTGTAAAAGAAGTTACAAAAGAAACCTATGGCTTTCTTATCTTCCAAGAACAAATTGCTTTGTTGGCTCACAGACTCGGTAAGGACTTGTCCCTTGATGAAGGTAATAAGCTTCGTAAGCTGTTAACTAAAAAGGGCACTGGAGCAGCCGCCGAACAAAAAAATAAAATAAAGCTTAAGTTTATTCAAGGATGTATCGATAAAGGTTTAAAGGAACAATGGGCAGAAAAAATGTGGGCGAAGTTTGAGTTCTTCTCCGGCTATGGTTTCAATAAGTCTCATGCTGTTTCTTATTCTATTATATCTTTTCAATGTGCTTGGCTATTTAACTATTATCCTGATTGTTGGATGGCAGCTTTCTTGGACAAAGAACCAGAGAGCAGAAAAGAAAAAGCAATCAATATAGCGAAGAAGTTTGGGTTCAAGCTGGAGCCTGTCAATATCAATAGATCCAGTTCTGTCTGGGATATTGGCGAGGACCAAAGAACGCTCATCCAGCCCTTGACTTCGATAAAAGGATTAGGAGACAAAGCAATTGAACAAATCATCGAACATAGACCATTTAACTCTGTTGAAGAGCTTCTCTTTAGCAAAGAGATTGTCTATTCTAAACTCAATAAGAAAGCATTGGATGTCCTCATCAAAGCAGAAGCCGTAGATGAGTTAATGGATGATAGATTTAGAAATCAAAAGCACTTTTGGTTATCTGTTGCAGACAATAGACCTAAGACTAAAAAGAAATTGTCTGAAAACATAGAAGAGTTTAAAGGCACTGAAGACTTTACTAGAGATGAATATATTGAAACAAAAACTAATATTACTGGTATGTTCCCCTTGACATTGGTTGTTTCGGATGATATAGTACAAAGGTTGAGTTATTACAAAGTCCCAACTATTTCTGAATGGGACCATGATCTTGGTGTTGCTTGGTTTATTCCAAGAGAAGTAATTAAAAAGAAAACAGTAAAAGGTCGCCCATATTATATTGTCAAAACAATAGACAAGAATAGTGTGATGACCGATATCCGTTGCTGGGGCGTAAACCCAGAAAAAGATACATTGTTCGTTAATCGACCCTACATGGCAAAACTTAACTTTGATGAACAATGGGGCTTCTCTTCTAGGGGTGCCCTTAAAGATTGGAAATTATTAGGATAAGGAGAAAAAATGGAACTTAAAGTATATCGCACTCAAGAACGTGCAAAATTACCCACCAGAGCGCATGATGGAGATGCAGGGATGGATTTTTATTACTGCTCGCAAAAGGGCGTCACTGCGAGCAAACCCATCCATCCAGGCGAAACACTTCTTTTTGGAACAGGAATTAAAGCAGAAATTCCAAAAGGCTACATGCTGGAAATAAAAAATAAATCTAGCATCGCCGCAAAAAAACAACTTCTTGTTGGTGCTTGTGTTGTCGATTCAGGATATGATGGAGAAATATTTGTAAATTTACACAACGTGGGGAAGCAAACTCAATGGTTTAAAAATGGTGATAAAGTTGCCCAAGGTGTTCTAGTTCCTATAAATTTATGTGAAATTGTAGAGGTTTCTGACTCTACTGAGCTAAACAAAGAGAGCACTAGGGGCGATGGAGCGTTGGGTAGCACTGGGAGCAGATAATGAGTCTCGAAAGAAAATTACGACGCAAACAAGCCAAAAAAGGAAAGAAAAGGGCAGAAAAGGAATTGGCGACAAAAGTTGCTCTTTTTGGAAATTTGCCAAATAAATGCTTGACATGTGAAGCGCCTTTTGATAAACTAAATCGTGAGCAAGTAATGAGTTGGAACGTTGTCGTAAGACAAGAAGAAGAAAAAGTCAACCTTTACTGCCCCGAGTGCTGGGACAACGCACAACAACTAGTAAAAAAATATATGGAGGATAAAGATGAAATTTCGTCCGACGCGTAAAAAAGGTTTCATCTTCAATGAAGATGTTGCTGAAGATTTAGGAATATTAAACGAATATAAAATGTGGGAGGAATATTATGATTACACTCCTTTAGTTGAAATGTTTAACGAAAGGTTTGGTGTAGAACCTGAGTATCCAAAACGTTTTGATCGTGATTATGTTCAAAGTCTTCAGGGTTTTGATTGGGACGTAACTTATTTACTTTTTGATTCTTATGTTGAAAAAGCTTATGCTGACGAGTGGGATAAATTTACCAACAGTTTAGAAGAAATGGATATTGATCTTATAGAAGGTTCTTGGTCAGAACTAGGATGAGTGAAGATAAAGTTAATCGCCCAAATCACTATAATATAAACTGGTTGGGCGAACAGGCAATAGAAACCTACCATTATATCCGCTCTTGGAAAATGGACTACCCAGAGTCTAACATTATAAAATATGTAACTCGACATCCCTACAAAGGTAAGTCCTTACAAGATCTAAAGAAAGCACGTTGGTATCTCGATAAACTTATTGAAGAGGTAGAAGCAAAGGAAGGCACATGCGAATGAAAGAAGCACTAACTTATGATGATGTACTTTTAGTTCCACAGTATTCTAATATCAAAAGCAGGAGCGAGGTTAACTTAGCTTCTTCTTTAGATTCTAGTTTAGCTTGTGGTCTTCCGATTGTTTCCTCTCCTATGGATACGGTCACTGAATCAGAAATGGCATTCACTATGGATTCTGTTGGCGGCTTAGGTGTTATTCATCGATATAACTCGATAGAAGAACAATCTGGAATGGTCGCTGAAGTTATAAGCGCAGGGGCTCAAAAAGTAGGTGCTGCTATTGGAGTTAGCGGTGATTACTTTGAAAGAGCCCAAACGCTCGTAGAGAATGGTGTGAGTGTTCTTTGTGTTGATGTAGCACATGGTCATCATATTTTAATGAAAGAAGCGTTAGGTGTTTTAAAAAATGCTTTTAATGACTCTGTGCATATTATGGCGGGTAATGTTGCAACTTTAGAGGGCATAAATGCATTGGCAACTTGGGGTGCCGATTCTGTGCGTTGTAACATTGGCGGTGGTTCTATTTGTTCTACAAGAATACAAACAGGACATGGACTACCTGGACTACAAACTATTTTTGATTGCGCAAAAACAGAACACGATGTTACTATCATTGCCGATGGCGGTATTAGAACTGCAGGCGATATTGTAAAAGCTTTGGCTGCCGGAGCAGACTTTGTTATGCTGGGTTCACTCCTAGCAGGAACAGACGAAACACCAGGAGAAGTTGTTCGACTTCCACAAGGTTTAAAAAAGCGATATCGCGGAATGGCTTCTAAAGACGCTCAAATGGATTGGCGCGGTCGTTATAGTTCTAATGAGGGCGTGAGCACTTTTATTGATTACAGAGGTCCAGTTAGAAATATTCTAGAAGATCTTCGAGGTGGCATGGTATCTGGCTTATCTTACTCAGGCTGTAGATCCATTAGTGAACTACAAACTAAAGCCCAGTGGACAAGACAAACTACAGCCGGATTATCTGAAAGTAAAACTCACATCCTATCTAAATGAAAAAAAGAAAAGCAAAGCCCGAAGAAGCGAAAACTATTACCATTGATAGTCTGGAAACATTAGATACAAATTTAAGAATAAAACTAAAGTTCGATGACATTACAAAGTTCTGGTTTTTTAATGAATACATTAAAGGCTATCTTTTAGATGATCCGCTTCTTCAGCCTTTCATAGAAAAAATTAAAGAAAGTAGCATGATGGCGAGAAAACACAAACTAAAGAAAAATCGTCAACTACTTGAAAAAGAAAAAGAAATAAAAAATAAGTTTGGTTTAAATCCAGATGATATTGAAAACATTTTTGACTTAATTGAAAGCGAGGAATAATATGAGAAAATGTGCCGCAGACAACATGGAGAACGACAGTATATGTAAAAAAGAGGACTGTAAGCTCTGGATAAAATATGGTGAAGATTTAAATTGCACCTTGATTTCAGTAAAAAAACATGGCAGATTAGGTCTTAAAGAAGTTGGCGAGAGACTAGGTATATCATATGTCCGTGTTTCTCAAATAGAAAAAGAAGCATTTAAGAAATTAAAAAAGAAAAATTTTGAGTTAGAAGATACTATTTATAACACATAAACCAAACCAAAAGATGCCAAGCATCTAAAAAGGAGATTGAATATGTCTGACAAAAAGACTTTACTTGAAGAGGGAACCATCCGTCGCTTCATGAAACTTGCTAACATGGAAGTGGTTGGAGATGGTTTTGTCAACGAAATGTATGGCGCCCCCAAAAAGGCTGATGATCAACAACGCACGAAGCCGAAGCAAGAAGACAAAGATGATAAGCCCATGGAAGAAGATGTTGATCTTGAGGAAAGAGGACCAACCCCACCCCCAATGGCTGATGACGAGATGAAAGATGATCTTGAAGAGATGGATCATGGCGCTATGAAAGATGACCCAATGCAAGATGACGAGGAGATGGATTTAGATGTCGAAGACGAAGAAGAAGAAATGGATATGGACGCCGGTGATATGGGCGAACTCACTCTCACTGACGAAGAAGCTGAAGTCTTCCTTAAAGTAGCAGACAAAGTTCGTGCAGCTATGGAAATGGACGCACCAGAGGAAATGCCAGCACCTGATATGGGTGATATGGACGAGCCTATGGACGACATGGAAATGGACGCCGAAGAAGAGATGGAAGAGCCAATGATGGAAGACATGGTTAACGAAGTTGCCCGTCGTGTTGCTCAACGTCTTAAAGGCTTGAAAAAGTCCAAGTAAATAAATATAGCAAGTATTTAATCGAGGTTTTTAATGCAAGAGATCTTTTGGTTTTTCTTGGGTGGATTTGTCTATCTAATCGTAGATAGATCCATCTCTTTTTATAAGAAAGTAAAATTTTTAAATGATATTAAAGTGCTTTCTTTTAAACTTATTGGATATGCCTATACGCAGTGGGCGACAATCACTGCTGCAAAATATATTTATTTAAAGGCAAACGAACACGATGAAGAGCATATTAAGATATTAAAAAATACAGATGAAGCGGATTTATTAGAATGGAAGAAAGAAGCAGTTAAAGGTCTTAATGAGTCTGTTCCCTCTCGTTATCGCTCTGCCCTTAAAATAGATGGATGGGAAACAGTCATGAACACTTTAGAAAAGCATTATATGGGTGTTCTAGACGGTGATTACATTGTCAAAAAGGAGGGCAATCCAAATGCTGAAGATTAAAAATAATAAAGAAGAAGGTGAAGACGGAAAAGAAACTATAAGTCTTGCCGATCTTCAAATGGCTGCCGCAGCCAACACACCAGAGCCTCTACGGACTATTGGTCTTTTTGGCGATCTAGATGAAGAAAAAGTTGAAGACATCTGTTCGGGCTTTCTTTTTCTAAAGCACACAGCAAATCTTAATACAGACTTTCCACTGGGGATGCCCCCAGCAGAGGAAGGTGAAGAACCACCAAAGCCAGAACCAAAACCGATTACATTTTATGTTTCCACTTGGGGCGGTGACGCTCTTGGTATGTTTGGTATATATGATCTTATGCGTATTGTTCGCGAAGAGTGCGCTATCGAAACTTTTGGTTTAGGTAAGGTTATGTCTGCTGGTGTTCTTTTACTCGCGGCAGGAACAAAAGGTCAGCGTAAGATTGGCAAACACTGCCGAGTCATGATGCACTCTGTTCGCGGCGGACACGTAGGAACTATTCACTCATTAGAAAACGAAATGGACGAGACTCGCTGGATTCAAAAGCAGCTTATTCAGTCTTTGGTCGAGGAAACAAACTTGACCGAAAAACAGCTAAAAAGAATGCTTGGTAAAAACCTAGACGTTTACCTTACCGCAGAAGAAGCAGTAAAATACGGAATTGCTGACATCATCGTATAAGGAACTATTTATAATATGTCCGATCTTAAAACCCTCGTAGAAAACTACTTTGCTCCCAAACCAAAAACCTTGACAAAACAAATGTTATATGAGATATTTGATGAGGTTATGAAAGAACAAGAAGAGAAAGATGAAGATCCTTTTGAACTTGACTCGTCTTTGAGCGGTGAAGAAGTTGCAAGTATTCTATTAGGAAAAATAGCACAAGTTTCTCCACTTCCAAAAGGTGCCACTTATAAAGGTGGAAAAAGAACTATTGTTTTAGATAATTTCGGACCACTTCAAGATAGACACAAAATAATAAAAGCCCTTATGGGTGCAGATATCATATCCCAAACAGAACCTTATCGTGCGGGACTATCACGAGATGGTCTTACAAACTATTATTTTGTCACAAAAGGTGGAAAAAGGCAGTTTATAAAATTAGTTATGAAGCATGGCGGCAGTGGAACACTTGCATCAAAAGGCGATAGTTTTGAAAAAACAGTCGCAAACCAAATCAATGCTTTTCTGGCAGATAGAATGGCAGAAGATGATTTTATTGCTGATGTCATAGTTGATGCAACTGCAACTGCCGAGGGTGGATCTACTGGAGAAAGTGATGTTGTCATTAAGGATGCAACTACGGGTAAAACACTTGTGTCGTTTGAAACAAAAACAAGCAAAGGCAGTAGAGTAGATCTCGGTCAGTTTACAATAAAATACGAAAACGAAAAAGGTAAAAAAGGTCAGTGGGTAAAAGCCCCGAAAAAAAGAGGAAAAGAAACCGAGACAATGAAAAAAGTGTTTGATGAAATAAAAGTTTCCTTAAACACTGAAATAAAACCAGCAACAAATAAACCGTTCCCAACCGGTCCAATGATTAATAGCAAAGGGGCAGAAGATTTTTGGAATACCCTTGGAGAGCCCAGAGGCAAAAAAAGTTTAAGTGGGAATGTCAGGGAATTTGAAATAAGTAAAAATTTAATACAAGAATATTACGGAGAAAAGGGCGATACATACGCTATACTTGGGAATGACATTTATTCACTAGTAGAAGATAAAGGGACAGGTTTGCCACAACTTTCTAGTGCTATGAAAAGAGCATACGCTCTATTTAGGATAAAATATCATGGTCCCAATTATTCTTACACGGTTGCACTAAGAGCGGATTTTGCAAAAGATAGCAAGCCTGGATTTACAAAATCATTAGAGAAGATATTTCCAAGTCTACCAAACCCAGAAGAGGAATAAGTGCTCGTCCGAGAACGCTTTAAAAACTATTCAAAAGACCATTGCTGGCAATATGAGATTCGTTTACAAAACCTAGAAGACGACCTCAAAGCCATTGGTCTATCTAAAAACGAAATGGAAAAACTATCTGTTGATGACTTCCTGTTCAGTTATGTAGACAAAGAAGATAAGAAACAATGCGAAGAAATAAAAGACTTTATCAAAAAACACGAATGGCTTGGGAACATTCCAAACCGACCAACTCACCGCTTTACAGCGAGACTGAAACAGAATTCTGCTCTCGCAGGCGTGGTTATCATGGCGACACCCAACGCTTTCAGTCACCTTTTAGGAAAAGAAAACCGTGATCTAGAAAAGTTAGTAGCCCGTGGAGCTAGCATTAGTTGGGCTCCAAAGAACCTGGGCTCTTGGATAGTCTCACAGTCAGTTAAATGGATGGTAAGAAACACAGATTTCCGCATCTTTACAGCCTATTCAGACCCAGAAGCAAAAGAACTTGGAACCATTTATCAAGCAATGAACTGGACTTACCTGGGTCAAACAAGCGGCACAGCAAAACAATACCTTGATCCAGCCAAGCCAAACAAAGGTTGGTTTAGTGATAGAGACTTTCGCAAGAAGTCAAAATATAAAATGTATGCCGAGAACATGGGACTAGATAAAGACCTATGGAAAAGCTGGATGAAAAAGTATTCGCCCAACTGGGATATCATTCCAGCCGACACTAAAACAAAAATAAAACAAGAAGAAGAAAAGTATCGTTCTTCTTGCATTAGTAGAACCGTTCCACCAAAGCACAAGTATTGCTACATTCTTGGGCGGTCTAAAAAAGAAACAAAGCAACTTAAACAGTTGTTTGCCGAGAACAACCCAAAGAAAATAAATTTACCTTATCCTAAAAAAAGAGGCGAATAGGGGTTGACAAAACTCAATAACCTGATATAATAATCCGCAGAGGTGTTTTTATGAAAAAATTTAGTAACTCGGAGAGCTTACGCTCTCAACTTGAAAAGGGTATAGAAACTATTGCAACGAACGTTGCTTCTACCCTTGGACCCAAAGGTCGCACTGTGATCCTACATCAAAAAGATCGTATGCCAATCGCCACAAAAGACGGCGTGACGGTTGCGAAGTTCATTGATTTAGAAAACTCATTCCAAAACGCTGGTGCCCAAATCGTAAAGCAAGCAGCAGAAAAAACAAATCAAGAAGCAGGCGACGGAACAACAACTACAACTGTTTTAACTTATGCGATGTATCGTGAAGCGCAAAAGTATCTTGCCTCTGGTGCCGCCCCAGTAGAATTAAAAAAAGGAATGGATCTCGCTGTTAATCATTTGGTCAATCAAATAAAAGAGGAAGCGACTCCTATTAAATCAATCGACGATATTGAATCCATCGCCACTATTTCGGCAAATGGTGATAAAGTTATTGGTCGTCTTATCGCAAAAGCAGTTGATCTTGCTGGTAAAGATGGTTCAGTTACCATTGAAGAGGCACGTTCTGTAGAAACAAGCCTAGACCTTGTAGAAGGTTTTCGCTTTGATTCCGGTTATTTAGCAACAGCTTTTATTAATGACGAGAAACGTGGTGTTGTAAGTTACGACGAACCCATCATTCTAGTTACAGACGAGAAGATTGAATCCGTAGAAACACTCTTACCCGCACTAGAAATCGCAGCACGGGAAGGCAGACCCTTTGTAGTCGTAGCAGAAGACATTGAGGGTCAAGCACTCGCCGCTCTTATTATGAATGCCATGCGTGGAACCATGAGAGTATGTGGTATCAAAGCACCTCGTTACGGTGAGGAAAGAAGGAACATTCTAAAAGACCTTGCACTTTCAGTTGGAGCAACTTTCGTCTCCAGACAGATGGGCAAGAAATTAAAAGAAGTCAAGCTCACAGATTTTGGTAAAGCAAAAAAACTTGAGGTTGGAAAAAACTGGACGACTATTCTCGGCGGCAAAGGCTCTCTTGATAATGTCGAAGAACAGATAGAAAAACTAAAAGCAATTATACAAGACACAGAAAGTTTACACGAGTGTGATAAAATACAAGAGAGAATCACACGTCTTGCTTCAGGCATTTCAGTTATTCGTGTCGGCGCCGCAACCGAGATCGAAATGATTGAGAAAACACATAGAATAGAAGACGCGCTGGAAGCAGTCAAGTCCGCACAAGCAGAGGGTGTTTTACCCGGTGGAGGTTCTTTCTTGGTCCAAAACTCTCAAAAAATGGTAGAGTTTTTAGAAGATAAAGTAGAGAACGAAACACAAATGTTAGGAGTTAAGATAGTTCAAGGTGCTTGCAGGGAACCTCTACGACAGATGTGTCTTAATGCAGGCGAATCACCAGATATTATCGTCTTCGATGTAGAAAGGCAAGAAAAAAACTTTGGTTATGATTTTAGTGAGCACAAAATGGTGGACCTTATAGAACGAGGGGTTATAGATCCGGCTCGCGTCACTCGTTGCGCTTTACAAAATTCTGTATCTGTAGCAGGCACACTTATCACGTCAAACTTTGCGATTGTTGAAGTCTGATACTACTTATAAAGTGAGCACGGGAGGGCTTATAGAATGAGTGACGAGACAGCTAACGTAAGCCAAGCAGTTGCTTGGGCTGAAATGAATGGGAAGTTTGATCAAATGATTCAATCAATCGATACGGTAAAAGATAAACAGGAAGAGATGGCTGATGATATCGGTAAAATCAAAGAGGCTGTTTATAATCCCGACTCTGGACTCTATGCTCGTTTACGTGAACTAGAAAGCTGGAAAGACACGAGCACTAGAATTATCTGGATGGTTGTCGCAGCCGTCGTATCCCTTTCAGTCGCCACCATCTATAAAAGTCTTCTTTAATACTTGACAAAACACAAAAAATAAAATATTATTACCTTAAGGAGTTTATATGAAAGTAAACATTCGCTATACAGTTGACTTAGAAGAAGTCTTAGATGAGATGTCTGATCTTTATTTCAAGTCAACCGACACATTAGGCAGAAAATTAGAAATATACGATCACTTTTTACGAAATGGTTTTAATGAAGCAGACGTAGAACATATCATAACCGCTTTGGAACACAACTTGGATTGTTATGTTGACCACCAGACAAAAATCGCTGAAGTTTTGAACATTCTTAGAGGTTATAAGGGAATTAAGGATGGAGAAATGCAGCCACCACAACCACAGGAACCTGATGCATAGTCTAGCACCAGGGGACTTGGTTTGGATTCCAGCCAACACACTAATAGAATATCAAGCTTTTATGATGGGAAGAACTAAAGTTCCTACTTATGGCTTGGTAATACAGGCTCAAAATGATTTATGGGATGGTCATGCGACAATTTTACGTCATAATGAGAGGGTATCAATAAATAAAAAAGACTTACGAAAAATAGATTACATGGAGGCAACAAATGATACAGCTAGTAGAAGTTGTTAAGAATACAAGAAGTTATGAGTTAAGAGAGGTTTTTGTAAACCCTCGTCACGTTGTAATGCTGCGAGAGGATCACGCAACCCGTTCAGCAATAAACGAAGGTAAATCTATTGAGGGTATGGACCCTAGACAACAATATACAAGAGTCACAGTAGACAACGGAACAACCGGCTCACAGTTCATTGTTGTTGGTTCGCCTGGAATTGTAGAATCAAAACTAAAATCAGGGAGGCAACTGCTCAATGGATAACAAGCATTATACCGTATATATGAAAACAAACTGCCCTTTTTGTGTGCAGGCAAGAGATGAACTGTTTCGACAGAAAGTGGGTCACACTATTCATATCTTAGATGACCAACCTAAAAGGTTACAGAACCTAAAAGACTTTCATGACTATCACACAGTGCCAATGGTTTTTGTAAGTCAAAACGGAATGCAAAAACTTATTGGTGGATATACCGATTTGATATCCCATTTCGGCAACTAAAGACTATTTATATCACGGAGATTAGTCTTTATGCGAATGAAACTGCTACTAGAAAACTTTAAAAGGTTTTCAACCCTCACCGAAGAACAACTTATCATAGAAGGTCGTATTGACGACGCAAGAAAAAAGTATCCATTTCTCGCCAAGCAAAGCGCAGAACCTGTAGGTGAAAAAACTTTACTTGATCTGCTTATTGACGCCGACCCATCTGGAAACCAAAAGTATCTTATGGGTGCTGCCAGACTTACGGTTGATTTGTTAGATGATTTGGGATATATGGAAGATGGAGGCGACCGCCGTATACCTGCTGTGGTCTTCAACGCTGCCGAGTTGATACAAAGGTATCATAAACTAATGCCTTTCATTCGCGATCAAGACGCAAAGTTTAAAGATATAAACGCAATAAAAGCATATCACGAACTTCGAAGTGTCATAGACAGAGCAGCACAAAAGAAAGCAGATAGAGAAGCGGAAAAGGCAAGAGAGGCAGCAGAAAAGCAAGAGGCAATAAAGGGCACCGAGTTTGTAGCAGACACTCCTTTTCACAAAGTTGTTCGCCCTCTTACAAGGGAAGGTTCATGTTACTTTGGACGTGAAACAAGATGGTGTATCTCCGCAACACAATCCAGAAACTACTTCGATCAATACACCCAAGATGGTAAAGCATTCTTTTTCTTGTTAGCAAAGAATAAAGATATAGATCCTGCTTATAAAAAGATTGCTGTTGTAATAGACAGCGACGGAGACTTTGAAGAATACTTTGAAGCAACAGATGATAGAATGACTCCACAGGTGTTTAATGATGCGATACGTCAAACAATCCTTGGAGCAGACCTTAGCGGTGAAATCGTATCCTTTGAAGAAGAACGCGACACGGGTTTTGAAGAAAATTATGATCGCGATAAGATAATGAAAGCGGCAGAAATACTTGGCGTTACAGAATATATCGACGACGATGAGATTGCTATTGAAAATGCTGTAGAGTTAATAGACGATGAAGTTGAAGAGTATATTCAAACTTTACAAACCGCAGCAGCAGACAGCGTAGCCTCAACTCCCGCTGGACCTCAACCAGAGCAGTTTGACGCGCTGCTGGAAGAGTATGACTTTCAGAATATTAGTATAGACCTTCAAGAACCAAGCCAAACTGGATTTGATTACATGTATTTTGATGCTCGCGGCACTATTGATATAAGTTATTATCTTGAGGGAACAGGATATATTTATAGACCTGGGGTGGAAGAAGAACTTGATGGCGCTTATGAAACAGACCTCAAAGACGCGGTTATCGCTGCTCTTGAATATTCTGGTGTTTATCCTGATGAGGTAGAACAATCTTACGACGATCCAGAACAGTTCTATTTTGAAATACGCAATGATGGATATAGTTACACACTTGAAGCCTTTGAAAACTTCTTAAAGGAAATGAAACTTGCTGATGATAATATAGGCAATAAAGAAGGCTTTGCTGAAGATTTAATAAACTCATTAGAACAAGATGAAATCATCTACAACCCAGAAGAGCAAAAGAAAAAAGAGGAAGAAGAAGCAGAGGCAAAGTTTAGAGCAAGCAAAGACGCAGAATACTTTGCTTCGCAAGAAGAAAGAGAAAAACAAATGAAACTTGCCCTGCAAGAAAGAAAATTCAGAATAAAAATAAAAAAATCTTGACTAATCCTCCTTTTCGTTTTATTATTATATAGTTATTAATAGAGCACACGTTTTCTTTTACAATCTGGAGGTTATCATGTTTATTTACCCATTGCTGTTTGGTTTAGCATTTGTCTATTCCAACTTGCTTGAATGGGTTATACATAAATATGTTTTCCACGGATTGGGAAAGAAAAAGAAAAGTCCCTTCTCTTCACATTGGCACCATCATCACAGGATGGTGAGAAAAAATGATTACATAGACGACAGTTACCTTGGCTTCCCGCCACATCCCTCAGTAACACAAGAGGTAGGTTCGTTAACGTTACTTGCTTTAATTCATCTGCCTCTTTTGTTCATCAGTTATTTCTTTTATTGTAGTCTTCTCTTCTTTACTTGCCGATACTTTTACATTCACAGAAGGTCACACATAAATCCTGAGTGGGGTAAAAAGAATTATCCGTGGCATTATGACCACCATATGGGCAAAAACCAAAATGCAAATTGGGGCGTGACTTCACCTTTCTGGGATTGGATATTAAAAACGCGCATTAAGTATCATTAAATACTAATTAATACTACAGTTCAGGAGACATAAAATATGACAGATTGGATGAACCGTTGGGACCAATATCTAACAGAAAACAAAGAGCCTATTGAGGAAGCCACGGAAGAAGAGATCGGGGAACTCGATGATATACTTCTCAAACTAGATCCAAAAGACCTTTCATTCAATAATATCTTTGGCGACAAAATGAGAATCGCCATTCCTCTCGGCACAGAAGGCATCAAAACAGAAACAGAAAAGTTCCTAAACAAAGCAGGTTACACTGTCGATATGAAAACAGGCATCGCAACTGGTTACACTATGAGCAGCGGCGAAGGCAGGAGTAAAAACACAAGAATGCTATCTTTGGATCAACAAGAAAGTTTTGTAACCCCAGAGGGCAAAATAAATGTAGCAAACCTGAGTAAGCCAGCCGACTCAGAGAAAATAGCACAAATGCAAAGAAACCTGCGCCGTCGTCAAATGAAGGTGGGTAAACTTCTAAGAAAAGGTATTAACTTTTTAGAAAAAGGCGATGAAAAAAAGTATAGACAGTTCTTTGTCGACCCCGAGACGGACCCAGTTCAACTTAAGTTGATGGTATACAAGCTCAAAGAAGTGCTTTCTGATTGGGAGAAGCGCGGCGCAACAAAGTCCGGACACACCGTTATCATCACAAGACATCCGATTGATGTTTTTAGAATGTCTGACTTTGACCGCATCCAGTCATGCCACTCGCCACCATCCAAAGGCGGCGATGCTTCTTACTATAAGTGTGCCGTAGCAGAAGCACACGGACACGGACCAGTTGCTTATCTTGTTCGCAATGAAGACTTGGATGAGGCACTAGAAGAAAAAGAACTGGACAAAGGAGATTACCAAGCACTTTTAGATCAATACGAGGATGACGAAGAAGAATTCTTCTATGACGACGAAAGAGTGGAAGGTGAGATTACACCCATAAACAGATTAAGAATAAGAAAATACTCTTCACCAAAGTTTAATATGACCATCGCCGTCCCAGCAAAGAGAGTTTATGGAGACAACAGAGGTTTTGGTGATGCTATGGTGAATAGCGTTGTTAAGTGGGCGCAAGGATCACAGGAAGATGCTCTTAAGAAAATGAAAGACGATGAGGA